TTATACGCTAGCCAATAACAATGGTTCAATCCGTCAGGTAAGAAAACAACTCGCAAAGGCGAATAAGATTCACGGTACTAATTTAGTTGAAAAGTAATTCAGATAGCCCTGCTAACCGTGGGGCTTTCTTTAAGGGGTGGATATGCCAGTACAGCCTAAGCGTGTAGCTAAGCCCAAGGCGGTGGTTAAGCCAAAGTCAAGGACCCGCTACACAAAAGAGTTAGCAGCGACAATTACCGACTCTCTAGCCAATGGGAAGACTCTCACCTCAATCTGCAAAAAGATAGGTTTTACACCTGCTATTGTCTATCGCTGGACTAAGCAGTTCCCTGAGTTTCACACAGCCTTTTATGAGGCCAGAGAGTTTGGAGACGCAGTCCTAGAAGACTTAGCCATTGACTTATCGGACACGCGAAAAGAGGATATAGAGACTTATGAGTCTTCTGGGGATAAAGGCACAACGAGTAGCACCACGACACGCGACAATGTGGCTCGCTCACGCCTTATGGCTGAAACACGCCTTAAGGTTGTGGCTAGACGTAAAGGCGCGAAAATCACTCAAGAGATTAAGACAGTGAAGGCTACTGAAGCTGAGTTGGTGCATAACTTCACCACTGAGCAGTTGTTTGAGATTACTCATACAAAAATCGATGACTCAACAGAAGAGGAAAAAGAATAAATTCTAGGGAGGGGCTGCAATGAGAAAACCGAGTGCGTCACTCATCAGGGCAGCTCAAAAGGAACTAAAGCGCAGAGCAGCTTCAGTCTCGCTCGCTGCCTTTGTGACCTATACCTATGAAAATTATTCATTAGGCTGGGTACATGAGGAAATATGCCAGAAACTCGATAAGTTTTTGGCTGATGTTATCGCGAAAAAATCGCCACGGCTCATTATCTGCATGCCTCCACGTAGCGGAAAGTCTGAGCTAGTCTCTAGACGTTTTCCTGCCTATGCGCTAGGACGGTATCCTTTTCTCTCCTTTGTAGGGACTTCCTATAGCTCTGACCTCTCTGGGACTTTTGCCAAAGACACGCAGAGAATTATCGAGAGTCCAGAATTTAAGGAGGTTTTCCCTTTGGTCAGAATCCCTGAAAAAGGCGCTCCAACTGAAGGGAGGGTGCGACAGTCTGACCGATTTGAAATTATCGGGGATAAGGGGAGCTACTACTCTGTGGGCGTGGGCGGTACGCTTTCTGGGCGTGGTGCTGACATTCTTGTGGTAGATGACCCAGTGAGCAATATGGAAGAGGCTATGTCTGAGCGAGTCAGAAACTCGACTTGGGACTGGTTCACTTCTGTTGCTTACACTCGACTCTCACCCGGCGCAGGGTTGATTGTGATGGCTACACGTTGGCACCTTGATGACCTGATAGGACGTATTCTTGACGCCCAGTCTCGTGGAGAGAGTGACCAGTGGGAGCTAGTTAATTATCCTGCTATCGCTGAGCATGACGAAAGACACAGAAAGATAGGGGAAGCATTGCACCCAGAGCGCTTTGGCTTAGATCGACTTGAATCTATCCAAAGGACTGTAGGCTCAAAGGTATGGAACGCACTGTACCAACAGCACCCAGTCCCTGACGGTGGCGCAATGATTAAGGCTGATTGGGTTAAGCACTGGAAGCCTGATGACCTTCCTGATAGGTTCGATACCCTTTGTTTCTCTTGGGACATGACCTTCAAGGAAACTAACACTAGTGACTTTGTCGTGGGTCAACTATGGGGCCGCAAGGACGCGAGTTACTATCTTCTCGACCAAGTGCGAGCCAGAATGGACTTTGTCAAAACGCGAGAGGCTTTTGTGGCAATGGCTGAGAAGCACCCTCATGTACTGACCAAACTAGTGGAAGACAAGGCTAACGGTAGCGCGATTATTTCGAGTCTTAAGTCACTTATCTCTGGGATTATTCCGATAACCCCGAAAGAGTCTAAGGAAGCGCGCGCCAGTGCAGTGACTCCTCTCTGGGAAGCTGGCAACGTTTATTTGCCCTCTCCAGAGATTGAGCCATGGGTCAAGAGTGAGTTTATCCCTGAGTTATTGAGTTTCCCTAGTGGCGCTCATGATGACCAAGTGGACGCAATGACTCAAGCACTCACTTATCTCTCTCAGCACGCTAGACGACCGATTCACCCCAATAATTTAGCTGCTTTACGCCGTTCGGGTATACGCAGATTCTGAGGTTAAACAATGACCGATAAAGAAAACGATAAGGAAGCGACAAAAAATCAGCCAGAAGCGCGAAAAAAGCTCTCGGGCTTGATGTTAGCAAGTCTCCTTAGTCAACCCCCAATGCCGTTTAAGCGCTCGCTCCAGTCGCTAGATTTAGCTTCTGTGCGAGAAGTCTATGCGCCTCCTGTGACCTTTGGTTATGGTCACGACAAATTACGAGAAGAGGTAGATTTAGCCTTTGACTCTGCGGGTGGCTATGAGGCGATTTATAGCAGTCTTACGCAACACGCTATTGAGATGGGGCAATATCCTGTCTCTGGGTTTGTGGGCTATGGCGCGCTCCAGAATATCGCTCAAAACGGCATGATTCAAAACTGTATCCGCACTGTCGCTGATGACTTGACCAGAAACTGGATTCAAGTTGTGGGTGGTGAGGAGACTGATGAAGAGCGATTAATTGAATTGCAAGACTTGCAAGACACTAAGTACAAACTGCGAAAAGTCTTTAACGATGCGCAGTGCTTAGTGGGCTTTATGGGTGGTGCTTTTGTTTACATCAACACTGACCCAAAAGGA